TATCGGCGCGGTGCCCATCAATCCGTATTACAACAATCGCATGGGTCTTGGCGACTATGAGCAAATCCTCTCGCTGATCGACGCTTACGATGCCACGCAGAGCGATTCGATCAACGACGTCGAGGCATTCGCGGACGCTTATCTGGCACTGATCGGCATGGGTGATATCTCGTTTGAACCGGACGATGAAAACAAGCCGTCCGAAGGCGAGCAGCAGATCCGCGCCATGAAGGACAACCGCGTTCTGATCCTGCCGGAGGGCGGCGACGCCAAATGGGTCGTAAAAACCGTCAACGATACCCAGCAGGAGAACCTGAAAACGCGTCTGGCAGCCGACATCCACAAATTCAGCAAAACCCCGGCTCTGACCGATCAGGACTTTGCCGCGAACGCTTCCGGCGTCGCCATCAAGTACAAGCTCATGGGGCTTGAAACGGTGGCCGCGAAAAAGGAGCGGGCGTTCCGAAAGGGCTTGCAACGGCGTATTGAGCTCATCTGTAATGTGCTGTCAATCAAGGGCAGGACTTACCGATACACCGACATTACCATGACGTTCAAACGCAACATTCCCGCGAACTTTACAGAGATCGCGGACGTGCTCAATAAGGTCGGCAGCCTGCTGAGCAAAGAAACGCAGGTTGGCCTGCTCCCTGTCGAAACGACGTATGCCGAGGAGCGCGAGCGGATCAAGGCCGAGGCGGAGGACGGATATTCCGTACCCACTGCGGATGAGGAGTGAGCGATATGGCCGATACCTACTGGGAAACGTTGGCTGCGCTCAGCGAAGAAGCCGCGCAGCGCGTGGCGGCCGATCGGCTGAAGTATGTCCAAGAGCTTTACCGCGAAGCGTCAAAGCGTATGAAAACCGAGATCGACGCGCTGTTCGCGCAAATCATCGACAGCGGTGCTGAATCGGTTACTCGGACGCAGCTTTGGCAGTACAGCAAGTACAAGGCGATTCTGCGGCAGATTGACGCCGATGCCGTAACTATCCAAACCGCACAGCAAAAGGCGGTCGAACAAACGATCCGGAAGGTGTACGAGGATACGATCGGCACCACGATGGACGCACTGAACGGAGCTGGCCGCTGGACACATCAGACGGACGCGGTGATCAATCAGTACTTGAAAACGCCTTGGAGCGGCGAACTGTACAGCAAACGAATCTGGACGAACACCCAGAAAATGGCCTCCGACCTGAAGGGGCACATGGAGGACATGCTCATCCGGGGTAAAACGCCCGCTGCGGTCAAAAAGCAGCTGATGGCCGACTATGGCGTCAGCTATGAAGTGGCCGACCGCCTCGTCATGACGGAGACCAGCAATGCCTATAATACGGCAGCGTTGGAATCGTACAAGGCGGCTGGCGTCAAGCAAGTGCGTTTTGTCCCCGGCCCCGACGAGGGGCGCTGCGAGCGCTGCCGTACGTATGCGTACGAAAACAAGGGTATCTACGACATCGACGACGCGCCGCATATCCCCGTCCATCCGCGCTGCCGCTGCCGCTGGGTCGCGGTGGTCGACGTTGAAGGGCGCACAAAGCAGATTCGCGAGAAAATGCTTAGCGATCTAAAAGCTGAAGGTGCGACGCTGCCAAGCGTCCAGTTCGGCGGCCATTCGGGGGCAATCATATTCGAGGATGCGCCGGAAGCCATAGCTCACGCGCAGCAGTACTACACCGCTGTACGCAAAATGACGGCGGACGTATCTCGCATTTCGAAGAACACCGGCTGGAAAAAGCGCAATGTCGCCGCCGTTAAACAGCATGTGTTCATTGACGAACACCTGATTGACGGACGGATGCAGCGCTTTGACCCATCATATGAGATTGCTCAATCCTGGCAGAGGCTTATTGATGGCCGTAACATTCAGGAGCAGGACATGGTGCTGCTGAATCACGAACTCATGGAGCTGCAGCTGATGCGTGAAGGGCTGACCTTCGAGCAGGCGCATGCGCAGGCATCAAAAGCGTTTGACTTTGGCCGTTATGTCAAGTATAGTGAATGAGGAGTGTGAAGTATGGTTGCTCTTCGAAACATCACGAAAAGCGGGAACCTAGTCACCTGCGACTATCTGCCTGACGGCGTAGACGCGGGTGGCCGTATTACCGTTGACGCGACGACCTACGAGATCGTCTCCTTAACCGAGGCAAAATACGAATCTACAAATCCGAGTTTGTATAAACAGCTCGCCCGGCGGAAGATCAAAGAACTGCTGGAGGCCGGAAAACCGCTGCCGGAACGAGCAGCCATCGCGATTTACTAGTCAAACAACCAATAAAGCATAAAGGCAGCCCCCGCAAGGGGGTGCCTTTTTTAGTTTGCCGATTTTATCGGTGAAAACAAAAAAACAAGGAGGATACCACATGCTACACAGAATCATGAGGCTGTGCGCACCCGACGGTGGTGGCGCAGCTGGCGGCACCGGCGGCGGTACGGAAGGCACGCCGTCTGGAACGGCCACCCCGCCGTCCGGAACGGCCACTCCGCCGTCCGGAGCGACCACTCCGCCGCCCGATACGACGGCAAAACCGGCTCCGTCGTTCGACGACCTGATGAAAGACCCGGCCTTCAAAGCCGAGTTCGACAAGCGCAGCCAGGCTACCGCCGATGCGGCCAAAACCGAGGCGGAACGCGTCGCCAAGCTGTCGGCGGAAGAGCGGGCGGCGGAGGAAAAAAAGAAGTTCGACGCCGACCGTGCCTCTTTCGAGCATGAACGGCTCGAGAACGAGGCGACCAAGCAGCTCGCTCAGATGGGCCTTCCGGTCGAGTTCGCCCCGCAGCTGATCGGTAAGGACGCGACCGCCACGCTGGCGAACGTGCAGACGTTCGGCAAGGCGTTCACGGCTGCCGTCGAAAAAGGCGTCAATGACCGTATCAAAGGCTCGACCCCCAAAGCAGGCTCCACCGGCGCGTCCGGTGCTCCCGGCACTGGCAAGTCGGCGCTCATGGCGACGATCACTGACAACCAGTTCAAGAGATAAGGAGGAGTAAAAACATGGATACTTCTGGACAAACGGACAACTACATGGCCGATGAACTCTCCGGCTTTATTCCGGAGGAGATCGCAACCGAAATCATCGCAGCCGTCACGCGTGGCAGCACGCTCATGCGTCTGGGCAAAGTCGTGGAAATGAAGGGCGAAAAGCAGAAGGTGCCCGTTCTGACGCAGGGCCCCGGCGCTTACTGGGTCGGCAACGGGAAGCGTATCACGGCATCCAAAGCCGTGTGGATTTACCCGGAACTCGAAACTGCTACGCTGGCAGTTATAATTCCTGCTCCGAAAGAGAAGCTGCAGGATTCGCCTGTGGACTTCTTCGAGGCGCTCAAGCCTGAAGTTGCCGAATCGTTTGCCGCGTCTCTCGACGGTGCGGGTTTGTTCAACATCGACAGCCCGTTCAAAACGAGCGTCTACGATGCCGCCGAAGCCGCCGGGAATATCGTCAACCGTACGAGCGCCAACTTCGATATCGACGCATCCGACGCGATGGCGAAAGTCGAAGAGTCGGAATCGGACGTCGATGGTTTTGCGGCGCGTACCGGCGTAAAAAACATCATGCGCAAAACGCGTGGTGCAAACGGCGAGCCGATCTTCACGATGGACGCCAGCGGTGAAAAGCTCTATTCTCTGCCCGTTGGCTTTGTTCGCAAAGCCGCCGCGTGGGACAAGGATAAAGCGGATCTCATCACCGGCGAGTGGAGATTTGCCCTTATTGGCCTCCGACAGGGCATCGAATATGAGATCCTGAAGGAAGCTACTCTGTTCACCGTCACCATGGAAGACGGATCCCCGCTTTCCCTCGCGGAGAACAACATGATCGCCCTGAAAGCGACCATGCGTATTGCCTTCCTGGTTGTTCGCGAAAAGGCGTTCGCCGTCCTCGCGCCGGCGGCGGCTGTCCTGCGTACACTGACCGTCACCTCGGCGGCTGGCACGGCCTCCGGCGATACCGCGATTACGGTATCCCCGTCGCTGATCTCCGGCAACTCCTACCGCTACAAAGTGGCCGATGCGCCCACCCTGCCCAAGTACGACCAGAAGTGTCTCACGGGCTGGGCTGCCTGGGATGGATCTGCGGATATCACGGCGGCCACCGGCAAGAAGATCGTCGTCGTCGAAATCACCGCCGATGGCGAAGCTCGCGGGGCGGGCATGGCAACGGTTACGGCCAAGGCGTAACGAGCGTAACTTTCACGACCGA